ATTGACAATACAGTAAGAGAGTAATATAATGAAATCAAACTTACTCAAAACGTAAGTTGCGTATATCTTCAAAAGGAGGACAATATGGAATTTAATTCTAATAAAATTAGAGGATTAATGGCAGAAAAACGCATGACTCAAAAAAAATTAGCAGAAGCATTAGGTGTATCAACATTAACAGTAAGAAGCAAGTTGTCAGCAAAAACTGACTTTAATGCAACAGAAATCAGTAAGATGTCTGAGTTGTTTATGGTTGATCCTAATGTTTTTTTTGATGTAAAACTTACTAAAAACGAAATAGAGGCATAATATTGAGAATATAGTAATTAAGGAGGGCTTATGAATAAAAATGCGTTGTTGGAGCGATTAGAGGTGTTTAAGACAGATTTACGCTTTGATGAACTCTCAAAGAAAACAATAAACAAATACATAGCAGATGCAAAAAGGTTCATTAAATTTGTTATACACGATGAAGATATTACTAAATATGACACGTTAGATTACAAAGATTACATGATGACAATCTACAAACCAAAGACTGTTAACAGCTATATCATATCACTTGATAAATTTTTAAAATACTGTGATTTGCAAGATTTAACATTAAAACAATTAAAACTCCAAGAAAAAGACTCTTTAGATAACGTTATTAATGATACTGATTACAAACGAATGAAACGATTTGCATTACAGTTAGGCGATGAAGAACTATATTGGATCATGAGAACAATTGTTAATACCGGTATAAGAATAAGTGAAAGAAGATGGATAACATTTGAATCACTTTCAAATGATTTCTATATACCAATCAGATCCAAAGGAAAGAATAGAGCAATCATCTTCCCACAAAAGTTTAGAAGAGAATTGCTGAAGTACTGTAAAGACAATGACATAACCTCAGGACCAATTTTCACCTACACAGATATTCAAATTTGGAGACGTCTACAAAAGACCGCCGGAGCTGCAAGAGTTAATCTAAAGAAAGCTCATGCTCATAGTTTTAGACACTTCTTTGCTAAACGATTTGTAAATGCGAAGTATAGTGATAGACCTGACCCAAATGAATTATATGACTTATCAGATATCTTAGGCCATTCAAAAATGGAAACAACCAGGATATACGTTAGGTCTACGAGAGAAGAAAAAAGAAAGAAAATAGAAAGAATATAAGGAGGGTAAAAAAATGGCACAAAAACGTATGTTTTCGCAGCAAATCATAGACAGCGACGCTTTTCTTGAAATGCCACTTTCAGCACACGCATTATATTTTCATTTATCGATGAGAGCTGATGATGATGGATTTGTAAATAATCCTAACAAAATACGAAAAATTATTAGCGCATCAGAAGATGATATGAAAATACTTGCAGCTAAAAACTTTATTTTAAATTTTGAAAGTGGAGTAATTGTAATTAAACACTGGAGAATAAATAATTATTTGAGAAAAGACAGATATACAGAAACGGTATACATTGATGAAAAATCTCAGTTAGGAATTAAAGAAAATGGTGCTTATACATTGCTTGGTATACCAAATGGCAACCACATGTCAACCACTCGGTCACCTAGAATAGAGAAGAATAGAGAAGAAGAGATTAGTATAGTTAAAGAAGGAAATATAAAGGAAGAAGTTTCAGCTGAAGCTGACTCCCCTAATTCTTCCAAATCTGATTCTTTTACTAAGAAGGAAATGCTGGTCATGTTTAAAGAGTATTCACTCGGAGACGATGAACTCTATGACGCACTTATTGATTTTAACAAGATGCGAGTAAAAAACAGGAAATATCTTACAAGAAGAGCTGTTGAGATACTGCTTAGCAAATTGACAACATTATCCAAAAAATACAACATACCACCAGTAGCGTTCCTAGAACAATCGATTCTCAATGTATGGACTAGTGTATTTCCAATCAAACAAGACTTCATAGATTACAAAAGACAAAATACAAAGCCGGATGTACAAGTTGATTGGCTTGATGATTATATTAAAGAAATGGAAGGAAATAGTTAATGGAACATAAATATATGAGTGATGAAGAAATTTGCAGGACGCTAGACACATGTATATCAGACTATGAAGATATTAGGAATGAATTACCACCTGATTTAAGACTAGGGATTGAAAACGTACCTAGAAAAGCAAAAAAAGATGGTTATTATACTTACAAAGGAATTCAAATACCTGTGATTATCCAAGAAGAAACATACAAGGAAGGCATACTATGAAAAAGAAACATCAGAAGAAAAGAGTATATACAGAAGCTGAGATGAAAATATTACAAGAAAATGAAAAACGCCGGATGATTGAAGAATCAATAAAAATAAGATACATTGCAAGACAAATTAATGCATCAGTGTCTGAGGAAGTAAGAGAAAGCCGTAAAGGTTTGAATGATGTTCATATAATATTGTGCAATCAAATTGAAGAAAACATTAATTATCCTTCAAATTTTAAATTGATGATGGACCGGATTTGGAGAAATGTCATTGATTTTAAAAGAAGAGAAAGCATCAGACAAAAGGGAGAAAATTATGGAAGAAAATAAAGTGTTTGTTGATCCCTTAATTGAAGAGATTCAACAAGATGTAATAAAACACATCAAACACCATAAAACAATGCCTCTTTCGTATGCAGTAACTAGGAGGCAAAAACAAAAGCTTAATGAACTTGCTAAGCTGGGTCAAGTGCCTAAAGTGACGTATAAAGGCGAAGAGTTTATAGTATCAACCGATGTTTTGAGGAGGTATTAACCATGATAGAACATAATTTATTTACAGTTATGGATCAACAAGAAAAGTCTTCTGAATCAAAAAGACTAGTAGGCAGAAACTACATGACAGGTTTGATGGGTCTGATTTACACAGAACTTAAGAATCACCTTACAAAAGATAATGCCATCAAAGCTGTTGACTTAGCAGAGATATTCGATATTGATACTAGGCATCTAAGAAAAGTTATTGAGCAGCTTAGGTCTCAACAAAATGCAAAAATCATCGGCGACAATAACGGTTATTATATTGGCACCAAAGAGGAATTTGAAGAATGGATTGGCATGAGAATTAAAAGAACTTTATCAAGCGTTGGTACTACATTAGATCTCAATCCAGGAGCTAAGAAAATAATATTTTGGTATTTAAACAAAATCAAGAAGACCGAACTAGTACCAGGACAAACACAAATTCAATTCAACGGATGGGAAAGAGAATTTATAAGACAATTTGCAGAAGACTATTTGAAATCAGATTCCATCGATGATGATGAAGCAGAATCTATCCAAGAAGAAATTAAAGTGCTAGAAGGGGAAAATTATGGCAAACAAGTATTGTATCAATCCCAATGATAAAAATGACATAAGAGAATGCGATAGAGAAGATAATTCATGCTGCATGTATCCTGGGAAGAATGTTCTTATTGAGATTGAAGATATTAACGAAAGGATAGAATTGCTGAAGGTATCCGGTTCAAATACAAAACAAGTAGTTCTTAACAAACTTCAGGAATTAATTCAATGAAGCCTACTGGCAGACCAAAAGGAGTTAAAAACAAAAAAGGACATCATGTGTATACAAACGAAGAGATCATATGGCTAAAAGAAATGTATCAGCAAAACGAAGTTCCAGAGTTAACAAGAAAATTTAATCGTAAATTCAATTGTAACACTACTACAAAAGCCATTGCGTCTACTTTAAAACGAAATCATATAACCTGTAGCCGGACAGGACAATTTCAAAAAGGACAATCGTCATTCAACAAAGGTAAGACATGGGATGAGTTTATGAGCCCACGAGGACAAAGAGAAAGTCGCAAAACCACATTCAAAAAAGGCAATGTACCGAAGAATCATAGAAAAGTAGGAAGTCTTGTGATGAGATCAGATGGATATATCTACGAAAAAATCGCAGATCCAAATATCTGCAGGCCAAAGCATCATCTGGTATGGGAAGAAGTTCATGGGCCAATCAAGGATGATCATGTAATTGTATTCTTGAATGGTGATCACTACAACTATGAAATATCAAATCTAGCGATGGTTCCAAGAAAAGTTCATGCAACAATGTGTAAAATGGGATTTTATACAGATGATCGAGAGTTAACAGAGTTAGGATTAAAAACAGTGGAATTGATGCAAAAAGTATCAGAAAGAAGGGTTGAAAATGAGAAACAAGCTAGAAGACCTTAACAATCACTTGTTTGAAGCTTTAGAAAGATTAAATGATGATGAGTTAACTGGTGAAGAGTTAGAAAAAGAAATTAAAAGAGCTAAAACAGTGTCATCTGTTGCGCATGCTATTATCGCAAACGGAAACCTAGTGTTACAAGCGCAAAAGCATGCAGACGAATATGGTTATGATGTCGGATTAATGCCATTACAGATAGCTGATAAAACAACAAAAAAATAAATTCTGCCGGAGCAGAGAGAGAAGGAAGTTTATGGAATCAATTAAGCAAAAAGCAATTGAGTCATTGAAAGAACAATTTAAAGCAGCACCAAATGATGAACATGGGTATAGACAACAAGTTATTATAAACAATTGTTTGATCCCGGAAATCAATAACAATCCCGAGTTTGCAGAAAGAATTCTCATCAAAGGGAAATCACTCAAAAATCTTGAAGCAAAAATTGGTGACTGGATTAAGCAAAGTAAGAACTATTCACCGAGTCACAATATTATATTCTCAGCAGCTATCCATTACTACCAGGAAGATGAACCTGAATTCGTTAAAGAAATCTTCGAGGAAGAACCGATTGAGTTTGGAAATGTAGAGAAAGACTTCAATACGCCAATGATTAAATACATCACAGGTACAGTCATCAAAGAAGTCATCAAAGAAGTCATCAAAAATCCTAAATCAAGTAATGATAATATCACTAAAAAGATATCAAAAACAATTAAGGCCAAAAGCAAGAATATATCAGCTCAGGTCGATATGTTTGAGGTTCTTGATGATGAAAGTATATAAAAGAGATCTTAAACTAAATAAATCAGAGTTAGAAGAAGCTCTGGCATTTAGAAGGCTAAATGTAGCATTGCATTACACACAAACAGAGTATCAATGCGCAAATTGTCATACGATATATAAAAAGGAATTAAATCAATGTCCGCACTGTAAATGTCAACCATTAATTAAATTTACAAAGCGTAAAAAGTCGTATGAACACATAAGTTCAGTTGAAGTGTTCAGAAAAGAGAAGGATTATCAAATAGGCTTGCTATTTTTAATTGATGATTACATGGCAAAAGATAGTCAATTAAAAAGAACTGTTTATCTCATTAGAAAATCCGAATATAGTGACAAAGTCTCTGTAAGGGTTAAAGATGGACTATATGTAGGAAGTGTTAGTAATGCTCTCATAGGAGGCTATGGATTTGATTTGAATTCAGATAAGTTTTGCGAGTGGGAATATGACAAATCAATTGCATATAGACATAGTTGGAATAACGTGAGCCATATAATCGATATCAATAAATCAATATTACTTGAACATCCAACACTCAAATACATATATCAAGAGAAAAACTTACACGAAATAGACAATAGGCATATAGGAAAAGCTTTGAAATATCCTAGTGTTATAGAAATGTTAAATAAAAGATCATCTAGAGCAGATAAATATAATTCATTACCAACTTTGAAACGATATAAAAGCACATATTTAAAATACTTCCATTATTTTGAAAAGGTAGGATATATTAATCCGAAACTACTTCAAAAACTATCTAAAATACCAGAAATGATTGAATTTTCTGTATTCAGAAAATTATACAGACTATCATACTTTCCAAAAGAATTGAAGACAAGAACTGACTTAGAAAACTACTGCAAGATTGTTCCTAATAAAGGTTGGTTTGATGACAAGTCATATAAGGATTATTTAAGAATGGCAGCTACAAGAGGATTAGAGTTATCTGATGATGTTAAGTTTAACAAGAACTGGAAGTATGATCATGACCAATGGGTCAAAGAAATTGAAATAGAAAAAGAACTTGAAAAAGAAGATAAATTTATCAAAGCAATGAGTAAGTATCAATCTAAGAAATTCAAAGTGCAAAAGAAAGAAATTTTTGTAGAAATACCTCATTCAATTAAAGACTTGTTCTATGAAAGTGATCAGCTACATCATTGTGTAAAAGATTATTCAGATAGAATCATCAAAGGTAATTGTCTTATAGTATTTGTAAGAATTAAACCTGGAGAGCCATTCATCACAGTAGAGATACAAGGACAAAAGGTTATACAAATGAGGGGTAAAGGCAACATAACAAATATGATATTACCTGAACATAGAAAAGCAGTTAATCAATTTATAAAACAAGAAGTAATTTCAATGGGGGAAGCATCATCATGAAAAAATATGTAGTGCAAAAAAAAGGCAAAAACTTACTTTGGTTAGATGAGCATGATGGAATATTTATAAGTCCAAATACTTCCATACAAACAGAATTTTCTGATAAAGAACTAGCGGAAAGACTAGCTATAGAATTTGGAGGAAAGGTCAAGGAAATCAAAGATGAATAGAACAAAGATTGAATGGTGCGATACCACATTAAATCCAGTAGTAGGATGTACGTTTAATTGTATTTACTGCTATGCCAGGAGGTTAAATGATCGTTTTAGCTATATTGAAGATTGGAATAAACCTCAATTCTTCCCTGGCCGCTTAAAACAACTTGAAAGCAAGAAACCAAAAAATATATTTATGAACTCCATGAGTGATGTAGCTGATTGGTCACATGATATTCTGAATGTTGTAGGTTTGGCAATGAATCAAAATCCACAACACAACTATTTATTCTTAACTAAAAGACCAGACAAAGCTAATTTGTTCAGAGCACTAAATTTGTCGAACGAATGGATTGGGGCTACAATCACATCTGACACAGAAATAGGAAGGATCCATGAACTAATCAATTTAAGATGTATTAACTCTAACAATAAGGTATTCATATCTTTTGAACCAATACAAAATGATCCCTTTAAATGGAATGGAATCAAAGTAACCGAAGAAGATATCAAAAATATTAATTGGTTTATAATTGGCGCAGAAACAGGAAATCGTAAAGATAAGATTACTCCAAAGAAAGAATGGATTGAACCAATACTGATACTGGCTGACCATTTTAATATACCGGTATTCATGAAGGACAGCATGATACCTATAGTTGGTGAATATTACATGAGAAGAGAGCTTCCGAAGGAGTTGATTCACAAGTGATATATGCAATTGTTCAAGGATATTCCTATCCGGATGAAATTGAATACCGTCCATATTGCGGTGGAGAAATAGATTCATGCAATGCTGCAGGATATTGTCACTGCTCTGAATGTGGCAAACAGTTTGCAGTCGTTGAATACATAAAACCAACTGAAGGTGAATTTGATGCATAAACTTAAAATAAAAAGGAGAAAGAAATGAAAAAAGAAGAACAAATCAAGATGGTACTAGTAGCTTATATAACTAAGCAAGGAAAGCGTCAGTACATCAAAAGGTTTAGTAAGAACAATCCTAGATCGCTTGCTTATACAGATATTCCGGAGGAAGCAGCTGAAATTGAAAGAAAAGATATCCAGGATATTGTGGGGTTGTTACGAAAATCGTCCAATGAGCCATTTTTATTAAAACCCATGTATTTAGAGAAGGTAATCAACAGAAACCTCAAAAAGAAGGATTCTGATGAGACTGAGAAGGATGTTGAAGGAACTGAAGATGAGCAGGTCAGCGAAGAACATTAAATGTGGATGGCAAGGACCCGGATATTATTCCGAAAAAAGAATAGCTACAGTAAAAAATGATAGTTTTATTAATCCGAAAGCCAAAAGAAACGTAGAAGAAGAACGAAGAGTTTATGTGGAGACAGAGCAAGAATTTAATTTTAGATTTGGAAAAATAGCACCAAAAGAGGAGATAAAAAATTATGAATAAATTTATTCAACTAACAAGCTATGATATTGAGCAGCGTGGGAACTATCGAAGGGTATTAATATGTGCTAAAGATATTATATCTTTGGAAGAAGTAACGGTTCCAAAAATAAGCAAAAAAGAGGAAATTGTCAAAGAAACAGTAACGCAAATTACATTATCTAGTGGAAGATTATTTGAAGTAATAAACTCACTTGAACAAGTAATTAGGCTGATGGCAGAGTCAGAATTCTTAACCGATTATGAAATTGAAAAAATAATGGGGACAATCAAAAAAATATAACTTAGGAGGATAGAAAAATGATTAGCGAATTAAAACAATTGTTAAAGCAAGCGAAGAAGGAAAAAGAAGAAGCTGTAAAACCTTATAACAAAAGAATAAGAAACCTAAGCAAAGCAATTAGAAACCTCGAGGAATTTGATGGTACATCACTTGAAATCAATAGCAATCCACATGCTCAAGTTATTGAAGTGCCAAAACCCGAAGAAGGTGCAAACTATGCAAATTGAGGAGAGAAAATGTAGAGTATGCGGATGCACACAAAACAATGCATGTCTAGGAGGTTGCTACTGGGTAGAGAGAAACTTATGTAGTAATTGTGCCGTGTGTGAGCATTGTGGACATACAGGCGTAGATTACGATATGTACAAATGTGAAATCTGCGGGAAAATAACTTGTGCTGAATGCGGTGAAGAATTCGATGATGCAAATACATTTATTTGTAAAGAATGCTTGTCTAAGCAAACTAGATATGAATGTGATGAATGTAAAACACCAGAAGATGATTGTCCGTATTATAGAGATTATCAATACTGTTATGATTGCCCAGAATTTCAACAAGCTACTCAAATTGATAAGCTGATGATGAGAGCTCATCAAACAGCAGTTGATCATGGTTGGTGGGATGAGCCTAAGACCTTTGGAGAATTGATAGCTTTAATACATTCTGAGTTATCTGAAGCACTAGAAGAGTTTAGAAATGGATTACCAGTTAATGAAGAATACTTTAATGAAAAGGACAAAGAAAAACCGGAAGGAATACCATCAGAAATGGCCGATGTAGTCATTAGAGTGTTTGATCTATGTGCACATTACAAAATTGATTTAGCAGCTGCTATAGAGCAAAAAATGGCTTACAACGAGTCAAGGCCATACAAGCATGGAGGTAAGAAACTATGAAAATGGAAATTAAACAGTTTGGAGATGGAAAATGGGAAAGAAAAGGTTCTGTGGAAAGAGTAAATGATTGTGGAAATCAAGTAATGATTTTAAGTGATGTTCCGATCATTATGACTAATAAGCAATATAATAATATAATTATAAGATTTCTTGAAATAGAAAAAGAGCCTGAAAAAGAATATGATAAAACAATAAGTATCCCGGATGCTTCTAAAAACAATAGCGGAGCACTTCATGGTGAAGAATTAGCTGAATATTTATTAAAAAGCACAATGTCGTGTGAAGAGATCGATTCAAAAATAAAAGAATCAGAAACACTAGGAATCATCATGACTATATCCGAAGTAGAAAAGCATAGTGAGAGCATGTTCGATTGTTTAGAACGTTGGAAAAAACATAGAAACTGGGATAGTATAAAAAAAGCTTTAATAGATAATGAAAAATAGGGTTTAAAATATCAAAAACTATTTGCTTAAATAAAGAGCCCTCTAATATGCTAGAAATAGAGGTTAAAGAGGGCTCAAGCAAATGAAATATAATGTACCGTTATTTTTCAATCGAAAATCAAAAAAAATCAAATTTCAATTTGATATTTAGGGGGCAAAAATGAGTAATATACCAAGCATAATAAAAGAGGCAGAAGAAGCTTTAAAGAAACTGGATGGTATGATCGATAAAGAAGATTATTCAAAGTTAAAGACAGCTGTAGATGAACTAGGAGCATCTTTCCGTAAAAGAGCTTATGGATTTACACTTAATGATTTGTATACAGTATCAGAATTACTAAAATCAAAAAAGATCTCAGCCGATGATCTCACAGAAGGTTTAAAATACTTTGACAAAATTGATAACAAAGTTAGTCAAGACGTAGAAGCAATTGAAATTCTTAAAAAAAGAATATTAGAAAATGAAAAGTTAGGTTATTTTACATCAGGAATAACTTTACTGGAAGCAAAAAAGATTCTAAAACACATAGAAAAAAGCATGTAAAAATATCAAAAACTATTCAGTAAAAAAAAGAGTGCTCTAATATGCTAAGAATAGGGCTTAATGAGCATTTATGTTAATGAAATATAACTTACAGTTATTTTACAAGCAAAAAGAGCAAAAATCAAAAAAAAAATTTGATATTGAGGGGGGTGTTTTTATGGCATCAGATAACATGCGTATAAAGGTTAAAGTAACCATTGAAGGTGAGTACCAGTCCGCTATCAATAAGATAATGGAAATGATAGCTAAAATAGATTATGGTCAAGTAATAGAAGATGGGATAACACATGTAGATGTTGATATTGATGTTAAAGAACCAGTTAAAGAAGGTGATTAGATGCAACTTAGTAGGATTGATTTTCGTAATGAGTATGTTAAGACAAAGCTCGAGATAGAGACACTGCAGGAGCGATTGGAAATACTTAAGGGCGATAAAGATAGTTACGATCAGATAAAGAATCTAGCTGATGAAGAAGTAGCCAAGTTGCTTATGTTTAGCGAAAATAATCGATTTGAGATTGATGAGATAATAAAAGTAATACAGTCAACTATAGCTTTGAGAAGAGATGGATTGAAACGAATGGATGACTATTTGTTATCAGTAGCTAAACATCTTAGGACTTTTACAGACATGAAGGTGCTAGTTATGGCCTTTGGAACGGACATGGATATCTATAAGATCATGGAAGCAACTGGATATACTGAGCGATATATTAGGAAGATAATTAGTAGGATTACTAAAGAATTATAGTAATAAAAGGGGTGGGTAACTTTTTGGACATTACAAAAGTTATCCTTTTTCTTTATAGTATAGACAAGAGGCATTTAGAAATTATTTGCTTCCATAAACCCTTCTGATGCAGTAGAGACAATCCGGCCGTCATCTACTGCAACTGCGAATAATAGCCATTGATTGGCTTTAATATAGAAATAAAAGATAAAGGAGTAACAAATGAAAACTTCTGACAAGCTTATTAAGTTCTATCATTCAGCAAAGTGGTACAAGGTTAGAGACTTTGTCCGCTATGATCGGCGAGGAATCTGTGAGAGATGTGGAGAACCAGGACAAGAAGTCCATCACACTATCAAACTAACAGATGAGAACGTTGATGATCCAATGATTAGTATTAACCCTGATAAGCTTGTTTTGCTTTGTACAAAGTGTCATAACGCGCAGAGAAACCTGGGAGGTAACATAAGAGCTGACATAGGTTTCGATGCTCAAGGTAATGTGATTAGAAAGAAGACCCCCCCGGGTCTAGAAGCCAATTTATGGGGAAATCTACAACGGGGTTGAGGAAGTGTTCTATATATCTCCGATTTTTTGAAATACCAAAAGAATAAATCGAAACAAACCAAAAGAAGGGTAATTTTATGAAGAAAAAACAAATAATATCAAGACCGGGATATTACACCTTTTTAAAAATGCGAGGTGTAGTTCATGCCTAAAGGTAGCGGAAGGAAACCACTCCCGGCTGCTTTACTGGATCCTAAAAAATCTAAAATTAGCAAAGAAACCATCGAGGAAAGAAAAATGATAGAAAAAAGCATAAATCCTACTCCAAAAAATACACTAAAAAGACCTAGTTTTTTATCGGGTCCTGCTAAAAAGGAATGGAACAGGATAATGAAGCTTTACGAACAACTCGATCAAAAAATCTTGTCAGATCTCGACCAAACTGCACTGGTAATGTACTGTGAAGCTGTAGCTGCATATAAAACATTCCAAAAACGCTACAAAGAGATAATCGATGAACTTGATTCATTCAAATATTCTGATAAAGACGGAAGGTTCAAGATGAAAAAAGAAGATATTGAATATCGAAATGATAGAATTCAAAAACTTCAATTGAAATCAGATGAAATTCTAGGGCGAATGAATCGACAAATTAAAAATGTTAATAATCTGGCTGAACAATTATGTCTCACACCAGTGGCCAGAGCGAAGATTGGGATATTATCACTTCAAAATAAAGAAGAAGGTAATCCAGTATCAGCCATGTTTGATAAATAGGAAAAGCAAAGGTGATGCACGATGAAAATTGAATATGTAAAAACAGAATCGCTAATTCCATATGAAAACAATCCAAGATTTAATGATAAAGCAGTTGATCAAGTTGCCAAATCGATTAAAGACTTTGGATTCAGAGTGCCAATCACCATTAATAAAGAAAATATAGTCATCACCGGACACACTAGATTGCTTGCAGCTAAAAAACTTGGCATGAGAGAAGTTCCTGTAATTGCAATTGAAGATTTAACTGATGATCAGATTAGAGCGTACAGGCTTGTTGACAACAAAGTCGCTGAAATAGCAACCTGGAACTACCAATTACTTGAAAAAGAGCTTGAAGAGATAGATTTAAACCTTGACGAGTTCAATTTCGAGATACCAGGAGCTGATAGCAGATTAAAAGATGATGACTACAAGATAAAACTACCAAAAACACCGAAATCAAAACTCGGTGATATATATAAACTCGGGAATCACTATCTAATGTGCGGGGATTCCACTAAAAAAGAAGATATAGACAAGTTGGTATCGGGAACTGTCATTGATGCATTGATTACTGATCCGCCATACAATGTCGATTACAAAAAGTCAGACTTAGGTCCACTTGCAAACGATAATCTTACTGATGAAAGTTATTTGAAACTTTTAAGTGATTCATTTGCAGCTGCAAGTACTGTGATGAAAAAAGGAGCACCTTTTTATATCTGGCACGCTGATTCTGAGAACATAATTGTTAAAAAAGCATGCGAAAGCACTGACTGGACCATAAGGCAAAGCCTAATATGGGTAAAAAGTAATTTTGTTATAGGGCGTCAAGACTATCAATGGCAACATGAAGCATGTTTTTATGGATGGAAAAACGGAGCAAGACACTATTTTATTAACGATAGAACGTTTTCTACAGTAAATTATGATGAAGTCAAGGCTCTTAGTGGTACTGAAGCAAAGAAGATACTACTTGAATATTTGGAAAAGAAACCTGGAACTGTATTAAACGAAGATAAACCTCTTAAAAATGACAATCATCCTACTATGAAACCAATAAAACTCATGGGAAGACAGATAAACAACTCCACAAAACAAGGCGAATCAATATTAGATATATACGCAGGAAGCGGTTCCACCATGATTGCAGCCGAACAACTCAATCGGAAATGTTATCTGATGGAGATAGATCCTCAATATGTAGATGCAATCATTGATAGATACGAGAAGTTCACCGGTAAAAAAGCCGAGAAGATGGTTCGATATGAGTAATAAAGGGAGAAAACCACTTCCTGCAGCAATGATTGATCCCAAACAATCAAAACAAAAAAAAGATGATATTCAAAAAAGAAAACAAGTAGAAGAACAAGTTAATCCATCCCCAAAGTCAAAATTGCCAACACCTAGCTATCTCAGTCCGTTAGCAAAGAAGGAATGGCGAAGGATTATGAAATTATATGAGGACATGGATATCAAAATCTTGTCAGATCTGGATAAAACTCCGTTAGTTATGTATTGTGAGGCCGTAGCAATTTATCAAAAATGCCAAGAAAAATGGAAACAATTTGATTCCGTCATGGTTGGAAGCAACGAGGCTCAGAGACGTATCGATAATTGTTTCAACCTTATGAACAAACAAATAAAAATAATAAATGATCTGGCCGAACAACTATGTTTAACTCCAATTGCCAGAGCAAAGATGGGAATGATAGCTTTGAATGGCAAAGAAAAAAAACAAAATCCAATATCTGAGATATTTGATACATGATGCCAAAAGATTATGTCAGTGAATACATTGACAAAATCAGATCAGGAGAAATTATTGTTTGTAAGAAGGTCAGGCAATTATATCTAAACATTATTGAGCCGGTTATACTCGATGAACACGAAAAATACTACTACGATTATGAAGTAGGGCATAAATTCATAGAATTTGCAGAAAGATTCACAATTCAAACAAAAGGCGAATGGTACGGAAAAAAAACTGAACTAATGCTCTTTCAAAAAGCAAAATATCAAGCAATATTTGGCATATTTGAAAGAGAAACAAATAGATTGCGCTTCGATGAAATCTTTGATGTTAGAGGACGTAAAAATGGGAAGTCATCCGAAAACGCAATACTCGGAATATTTCTTGCGCTTCGAGATAAAGGTGCAGAAATATATGTTGCAGCCACAACTTATTCCCAGGCTAAGAGAGTTTGGGATCAAGCTGTAGCAATAATAGACAGACAACCATTATTAAGAGATTTACTCGGACACAGAGTTTTTCCGGAAGCAAATATCTACCGAAAAGATGATGGAGAATCATACTTCAAAGTATTATCAAATAAGATTGACAATCAAGATGGTCTAAATGCATCATGCGGAATCGTTGATGAAGCCCATGAGCTTGCTCGAGAACGTTATGATATCTTAAAACAAGCCATGACATCAAGAGAAGACTCATTTCTATCAATCATTACAACTGCTGGATATGTTAGAGAGAAATTATATGATGATTTATATGAATACAATGAGAAAGTACTCGATGGATTGATCGAAGATGAAAAAGTCTTTCCATTAATCTATGAACTGGATGAGCCAAAAGAAATTAATGACCCTAAGATGTGGATTAAAGCGAATCCTGGACTCGGAATTATAAAGAAAGAAGACAAGCTCGAGTACCTTGTTACAAGAATGAAATCTGATTTAAATCTAGCGAACTCAGTAAAAACAAAAGATTTCAATCTTAGAGGAATTCACAATACAGCATGGCTTTCATTTGAAGATATTGATGTTGTTGAATATGTTGATGTTGAGGGAATGGAAAAACCGGTTAGAAAAAATATAATCTACTCTGAAGAAGAATTGTCTAAATTCGATAACTCATACGTTATAGGTGGATTTGATTTGTCTAGGACAAAAGATATTACTGCTTTTACAACATTATTATTCGATCAAGAAAGATACAGAATTATCGCAATAACAATGTATTGGATTACCCATAACTTCTTCCAGGAACAGATCGAAAAGAAATCCAGAATTCCCTGGAAACAATGGGTTGAGCGTGGATTGATTAGGTTAAGCGGTACATCCCTTATTGATTATCACGATATAGCAGATTATGTTTATAATGAGGGTTTCAAAAAACACAATTGGATGTATTTAAAGATTAATTATGATTCATATTCAGCGCAATATCTTATTCAAGAGTTAGTAAGTCTAGGATATAGCGATGGCGGATGTCTTGAACGCACTCAGCAGGGTTATAAGACACTTTCTGTTCCAATGCAACTGATGGAATCGCATCTTAAAGAAAATATATTGTGTTATCAGAATAACCCTGTAACAAAATGGATGTTCTCTAATGTTGAGTTAATCCAGGATAGAAATGGCAACTTCATGCCGAAAAAATCAGAAGATAAAGAAATGCGTAAAATTGATGGTCCAGCTACGATTTTAAACTGCTATGTCAGTCTATCGAAAGACTTGGATACTTATATGGGAACGAGGTGAAAGAATGGGATTGTTTAACTCAATTTGGAGTTCAATCATTAAGAAAAAACCAAAGAATGAAATCAACAACATAAATGCAGTAGACATTGTTGCACCAAGTTTCTCAGGAAGTTACGATCCGGAAATGAATGCTACTTTTACATCGATTTGTGAGACTCACGCAAGATTTATTAGCAAGGCACAAATAGATGTAAGACTTAAAAGCAAGGAGGCACCATCAAAGAAAGACCTAAGATACTTGCTTCAATTAAGGGCAAATCCCCATACAACAGCTAGTTCCTTCCTTGCAGCGATGGCATATGACTACTTTATGTTCAATAATGCATTTGGATACATTGAACGTGATTATACAGATTTTAGATTAACCAACGGTATAAAAGCTTTGTGGGTCATCAAACCCGATGACAACATGATGACTCTTTCAACGAATAATAATACTAAAAAGCAATACATTAGGTTTTATCTTGATGGCGATGAGAAGATCATTGAAACAAAAGATCTCATTCACTTAAAAAGGCAGATGGATCCGAGAAACTTCTTTGGAAGAGCAAACAAATCAGTTGATACTGTTTTAAAAGTTCTTCAAACCAACTATGAGGGTGTTGATCAAGCAATCAAAACCAGTGCATATATTAGGTTTTTAATTCAATCAACTACAATGCTATCACCGGCAAAAAAACTTGAAAAAGCTCAAGAGTTTGCAGACCAATTTTTAGGTGATACATCAACCGGAATAGCATATGTTGACGGTGCTGAAAAAATAACTCCAATTGATTCCAAAGCAAAATACGCTAATCATGAGGAAGTTAAAGCATTCAGGGATGAAATATTCTCTTATCTGAATTCAAATGAGAAGATATTAAAGGCAACATATAGCGAAGATGAATATCAATCATTATATGAAACTGCCTTAGAACCATTCTTCATCCAATTAGAGCAAGAAATGACATATAAGTTGTTATCCCCAGGAGAAATAGCGGCCGGTAATCGAATAGTTATTGAAAATAATCGACTACAAACAGCTTCATTATCAACTAGAGTAAAGATTGCAGCTTTGTTATTAAAACAACCTATCATCAAACCAAATGATATCAACGAGTTGTTATACATGAAAAAAACAGAGCATGGAGATACGGAGTACCAAACTCTAAACTACACTAAATTAAATAAAGAAGAATTACCACCGGCAGATGAGCCGCCAGGTGATAATCCAAATAATATCAGGGAGGATAATCCAAATGGGTAAAGATATTTTAGAAAGAATGATTAGAAATAACGATTATCATCATCTTGTAGAGGTAAGAGCAAAAGACATTACCGATGAAAACAAGATGATCATCGAAGGAAGAGCTGTAGTCTTTGATGATGCTACTGTACTATTTGAGTACGATGGCATCGAATACAAAGAAATCATTGCAAAAGGTGCTTTTGATGATACCGACATTTCAAAATGTTTCTTGAAATTTAATCATTCAGATACAGTAATGCCGATGGCAAGAGTCAAAAATAAAACTCTTAACATTGAGGTCAGAGATGATGGAGTATACATCACAGCTGAAATTGCGAATACGCAAGCTGGAAAAGACTTATTTGAACTAGTCAAAAGAGGGGACATTGATAAAATGAGTTTCGCATTCATTACCGGAGAGGAAGAATACGATGCTAATACACACACCTGGACTATTAAATCAGTGAAAACACTGTATGACGTCGCAGCTGTAAATGTACCCGCTTATGATAATACAACGCTATACGCTCGAAGGTTTGGTGATGTGGAGGCACGCCAACGTGATGTGGAGGCTAAGCGACTAGAGCAAAAGCGTAAAGAAAATAGCTTTTGGCTAAATATTAAATAAAAAAAATTAGGAGGAAAATAACATGAACCCAGAAGAAAGAATTAATCAAATCAACTTAAGATTGACTGAATTGAAAACAGAATTAGATGGCTGTAACGAAGAAAAGCGAATGGCTGAAATCGGTACAGAATCAGAAAAACTTGTCAATGAACGAGCAAGTTTAATTGCAAAATTGCGCCAAAGTATCCTTGAAGGATTCAATGGTGGAGATATCACTGATCCAGCAGAGCTTAGAGCACAAGCTGAAGCTGAAGAAAGATCAAAGAAAATGGTCACAGACCTAGTCAATAAGAGAGCAATCTCAATTGACGCATTGGATATCATTCACAATTTGAAGCAATCAAATGTTATGAATGAAACATTCAACCAAGTATCACACATGGTTGATCAAATTCCGTTAGTTGATGCAATAGGAGTCGAAACTTACCAAAGACCATATTTGAAAGGGTATGGAACAGGTGGTTACACAGCAGAAGGCGCAAACCCAACATCGGTTGAACCTTCATGGGGCTATGCAGAAATGAAAAAAGCAAAAATCACTGCATACACTGAAGTTCCTGAAGAGTTCGAAAAAATGGCCCCAAAAATGTATCTTGATATGATCAAGAGAAATTTATCAATTTCTATCAAGAGAAAATTGGCACATGAAATAATCTTTGGAACCGGTGCTACAAATTCATTAAGTGGTATCTTAACATCAGCAGCATCAGCAATCGCAGCTGCAACAGATATCGAAATGGCATCAATTGCAAGCACAACTTTGAATGAAATCGTATTCTCATATGGTGGAGACGAAGATGTTACAGAGGCGACTCTTTACTTAAATAAGAAAGACTTGAAGTTACTTTCAAGATTGAATGACACAGATGGAAGACCATTACACAAAATTGATTACAAAGCAAAAACAATCGATGGAATTCCTTATGAAATCAATTCAAATATCACTGACTCAGCAGCAGCTGCAGCAAGTGGATACTTCATGTTTTATGGAGCTATCTCAAATTATGAGTTAGCAATGTTCAGTCAACTTGAAGTTAAAAAGTCAGAAGACTATAAATTTAAAGAAGGCGTCATCGCCTACAAAGCAACAGGTATTTTTGGTGGTAATGTTGTAGCATACAACGGATTCGTTCGTGTAAAAAAACCTGCAGCTTAATCTAAAATATAAGACTTAAAACAATAGGGAGGCAAGTTATATGGCTGATATTTTAACCGAATCTGAAGTAAGGGAAGCAATGCAAGTTGACTTTGATTACAACCCTGATGAAGTGACACGCTATGGTAAGCTTGCCTCTTCTTATGTTAAAAACAAAACAGGTTATGATTTTGGTGCAGTAGATGATGGTGCAGAAGTGCATCCGTTAGCTAAACAATGTGCCATGATTTACATTAAAAGTCAGTTCTTTGATCACAAATATGATGAAAAATACAACTACTCGATAGGACTTGAAAGTATGATATTCGATTTGCAATTAATTGGGAAAGAACTAGGTATTTAAGATGGGCCAACGTAGATATGAAAAGAAAGAATTCGTTCGTATTTTTCGTGAAATTAACGATTCAGATGGATTGATTAAGCAGTATATTCATCCGGAAAATCAGAAAATTAGAGCACATGTAAGATCGCTTAGTTCAAAAGAACATGCAACATTAGGTGGCTTACAAGACTACTTGTTAGTTGAATTTGTAATCAACTGGCGAGAAATCAAAGTCGATATGTTCGTTGAATTTGCTGGTGATGTATTTAATGTTGATTCAATTGATCCTTATGATTTCAAGAAAATTGAACTCAAATTCATTGGAGCAAAAACAGTTCCAAAAGAATACAAAGAAACTAGGTGGACAACATGAACATAATTGAAGCAATGGAGCAAGTAAAGAATATTATTAGCGGTATTTTGGTAGAATCTGGATTTATATCCGGAGACGGATTGACAGAAGAACAAATAAAAGCAGAAAAAAAGCCAATATTTTACATGATGAATGTTCCAACGTCTGTTGGATCACAAAAATCAAAATATATCGTTTGGGATTTTGGACCAATAGGTAATATTTACGGCGATGGTCAAGCGATTCAGTTTTCCTACAAGGCAAATATTACTTTTTATTCAAATGATCCAGCATTCTTTATCGATTTAAAGCAACTTGTATCCGGATTTGTTGAAAAAGATAATGACATCAATTTGCAGCGTGGATATTTTGATACTACTTATCAAAGATATGTATTTGAGTTTGCAGCATCTCATGTAGTCTACATTCCAGGAGCTTAATCATGCAAGGTTATGGCAATAAAGGATACTTTGATTTTGAAGCTGAGATGAGAAAAGTAATGAATCAACTAACTGATAAGACTTTTAATGCAACACAAGCTGCTCTAAACGATACGGGGCAGGAAACATCAAAAATCATGACAGCCAACACAGTATCTATGAGTGGAACTGGACAGTTTCATCGCTCATGGACTCAAAAGAATTACAAAAATGCTGTTTATGTATACAATTCAAGGGGTACTAAAGGCACAAATAAAGGCATTCCTATCTCAAATCTTGCAGAATACAGTGCTAGAGGTCCTAATCCTTTCATTGAAAGGACATTTAATGCAAATAAATCAAGGATATTCAGTTTCTTCATTCGAAAAATGGAACAGAATATTGCAAAACAATAAAATTTATAGGAGGAAATCGATATGTCAAAAGAAAGAATCGTCGAATATAATGTTAAAAATGTAAAATATGCTGTTAAAGATGCGCTAGGCGAATATGGTGCACCAATTGATTTAGCATATGCAAGTCAAATTTCACTCGAACCAGATTACAGTGAAGAAGTTGTCTATGGAGACGGACAAAAACTGTTCGTGATTCCAAATGATAAAGGCTTATCTGGAAAACTGATTGTGTTGAATCGTGACAAAGATTATGAAATTGCATGTGGAAGACAACTTGAAATTTCTGAGGGTCTAGCTGAGGTTGAACAACATGATGCGATTGAGCATGCAATCTACTTTGAAGTAGAAAGAAATCAAAACGGCGTCAAAACAACTAAAAAAGTATGGTTGCTAGAAGTGACAACCGGAAGACCATCAGAGTCATTCGAACAAGTTACTGACAATCCAAATATGTCACCGGTGGAATACTCATTGACAGTATTTGGGAAAAATCTAAGAAATAATCTAGACACAGCTGATTATACTGATGCGAATGGTAATACCAAACGTGTAACAAGAATCAGCGTGATTCCAACAGATACAAATTATGCTACTTTCGGTGACACAGTACCAACACCAACATCAGCAACATAATATAAGACCATAGGAGGGTTAATATGATAGTTACAGTACCGACAATTACCAGATCATCAGAGTCATTATGGCTGGAGTCTGATAAAAAGTATTATGATTCACAAGAAGATTTTAACAAAAAAGAAGTTGAAGAGTTCAATACTCCGGAAGAATTTCAAGAAATTCATCCAACCGGTGAAGGCTTTGCACTAGCAATCAAAAAAAGTGATGATGTAAAATATTTCAAGCATAAAATTAAGGTTAACAAAGAGTATGGGAAGATGAATCTAGAGATAGATACATCATTTAAAGCTAATGTTAAGTTCGACAAATACTTTGCAGAAACATTGAATTGTGACCTAAACGAGTATGTCAAAAGAATCCAAAAATATACAATAAAGGATAAAACAGCTAAAGCGCATTTTCTTAGTTTATTGAAATTCTTATATTGTTATGTGAATTCTGAGAAACTACCAACGTTTGAGGATTTTACAGGAATGTTTGACATCGAACTTGCAGATCAAATTATATCAATCATCGGAACAGTTTTAAAAGAAGTTGGCACTACTATATCAAAAAACTAGATGAGCGGGCTGAGTATCTAAAGCAATTGATAAAAAGACTACCAGAAGGTAGTAAAAACAAGAATGTCAGCCCGCCTTCTGATTTATTAATGACATTGAAACGGTGTCAAGAATTCAATATTTCTTATGACTTAATGTGCGAACTAAATTTTAAAGATCTTCAAGCATTGGTTATTGAGTATTGGATCGATCAAATCAAAGATTACTTTAAAAGAAAACAAGAGGAGCAAAATGCCAGAAGAGGTATTTCAGTAAGGAAAGCCTCAAATGAAGATATAGATAACTTGTAGAAAGGGTGGTGATTAATGTGAGTCTAGGGTTTACGGTAGATATTGGTGCTGATTCGTCTAAATTTCAAAAAGAACTTAAAAAGATGGATAAAGGTATTAATACAACAGGTAGAGAAGTTAAAGATTTAACAAAAGCTTTAGCAATCGAATGGGATAGTAAAAGATTTGTTGCAGCTCAGAAAAAGGCCCAAGAAGCTTTAAATCAAACCGAGTCTAAAGCCGATGTGTTAAGGCAAAGGCTAAGACATCTAGATGAAGCAGGCACAAGCAAATCATCAGCTGAGTATCGCAAATTAGAATCACAACTTACCCAAGTTGAAGCTAAAGCTGTACAAATGAAAGCTGAACTGCAGAAGATTAATCAGATGAAGTTTGATCATCTATCTGGCCAAATTAAGAGTATAGGTGATGGTTTTACCAAAGCTGGTCAAGCCATGACTCCTGTATCAGCGGCAGCTGCAGCAATTATCGCAGGATTTACTAAGATAGCAACATCAGCAATTAATGCTGGTGATGAAATAGGTACAACAGCTCAGCAATTGAATCTATCTACAGATCAGCTGCAGAGATGGTTATATATAGCAGAACAAACGGATGTAGATTCATCCCAATTTGTTAATGCTGTTGGCAAAATGCAAGGAGCTTTGGCGCATTTAGCAGCTGGAGAAGAAGACATAACAGCAACAGCATTAAAAGAATTGGGATTGACATCTGAAGAAGCTGCGTTAGGTATGGAAGCAAATTTTGAGAAAATAGTTAATTCATTAGCTGATGTTGAGGATGCAACATTGCAAGCATATTACGCAAATGAAATATTTGGTACCAGGATGGGCTCTAAAATAATTCCGTTATTAAATGATGGTGGAAATGGTTTAGCAAAATTAGCGACTGAATTTGAAAGCCTGGGATACCTTACTGAAGAACAAGTAACCTCACTTGATGCTTTCGAAGATGTTATGGACAAATTAAAGTATCAATTTGATTTAGTAAAAAATCAGATTGGAGCAGCATTATTACCAGTCATGCAAAACATGGCAAATTATGTTCAAGAAAAGATAATCCCTGCTGTTCAATCTTTAAAGGATAAATTATCAACTTTCAGTGAAGAACAGTTACAAAATGGTTTAAAAATATTGGCTCTTGTTGCGGCGATGGCACCAGTGTTATTAATCATTGGAAAACTAACATCCGGAGTAGGTGGATTAGTAGCAATGATACCAAAGATAGCAGCCGCTCTAAATGTATTAGCTGCACATCCTATAATAGCAATTATAGGTGTCATTATTGGATTGATGATTTATCTATACAACACTAATGAACAATTTAAAAATAGTATTAATAACTTAGTATCTACATTGTCAAACACATTAATGCCAGTTGTTAATATGGTCATGAGCTTGTTTAAGCAGTTATTAGCAATAATTATGCCAATTATCAACGCTTTAGGTAATCAATTAGCTTTATCATTACAACTAATAGTTAAGCTAATAACACCTTTAATAACGCTATTGCAAGCAATTGTACTACCGATATTAAATGTAGTCTTTAAAGTGTTAGAGATGTTAATATCAGTCATTATGGGTCCATTAACATCAGCGATTGATTGGTTATCCAAACTATGGACTAAAGGATTTGAAATTATTCAGAACGGCATAGATGCGGTTTTAGGATGGATTGAATCAACAATCAATAAAGCAATCGATTTTATAAACAAAATAATTCGAGAAATAAATAAACTTGGAGATGTTTTAGGTTTTACAATTGGAGAGCTTGATCATATTGCTTTAGAAGCTGAAATTTTGCAGAAAGTAAAGACCGAAGTTACGCCATCTACCGATGAGCCTACTCAACAAGTAATTGATACTATCTCTGAGGCAACTAATGCAGATTTAGTAACTGAAATGATCAACAATTTAAATTTGGAAACTTCGCCTCAGACAGTAGTTAACAATGACAATTCTTCAAAAGACATCAAAATCGAAGTATATGTTCAAAACTATTCAGAAAAAGTAGATGTAGATGATTTGGTCAATGAAATCAATATAAGATTAGCGGAGAGTATGTGATGAGAGAATTCATTTTGTGGAACCATTCCTTATCGATGAGTTTCAATTTTAAAGATCAAAACATATTAATTAAGAAGATTGATGATTTAGGAATAAGTTTTGAGTTTGAGAGAACCAATAATGTTGTGACTAAATATAGCCCCAATTTTAAGCAAATTGAATTTGATTTAATTTTTTTAAACGTTGGAGCAAACTCATATCAAAAATTTAGTGAACTATCAGCATTTTTATCAAATAATGGTAGCAATCAATTTCTACTTCAGTACAATTTTAACGGAAAAACATTATACGCAGACGTTTGGTTTGTGGGATTAACTAAGTCGCAGAAAAATGATTTTAAGGTACTTGAAGAGAAGATTTCATTCGAAAGAACATCTCTTTGGTACACTCTGGAGTCAAGCGCTATACCAGATTTGCCATTAAACACTGCGGTATCGAACGCAGTATTCGAGGAGATACCAGTAGATATTTTCATTCAAGCGCCTTTTGATGTAGGGACAAACAACAAGTTAACAATAGCCTTAATGAAAGATTCAGAAGTTTATTCAAAAATTGAATTATCAATTAATGATTCAGAAGAAATAAATATTTCATCCACAAATAAGTACATTGAAGTAATCTCAAATTTAATTTCAACCTCTGGATACAATAGAACCAATAAAAATTATCAAAGTTTTATGTTCATACCGAAAGGTGATTTTTCTGTTCAAATACTTCAAAACACAAGCAATCCATCATTTGTTTCAATTTCTTACAAAAAATGGGTATATGACTAATGTACGCATCTATATATGGATACAATCGAGTTGATGGATATCGCGAACACTTAGGTAACGTAATCAATATTGACTATGATTTTACCGAAAAAACGTTTGAACTTGGATCAGGAAAATTAATTGGCTATTCAAATGATGATTTAACAAATGGACTAATTTGCGTAATCAATGATGAGAATGGAAATAGAATACATGCAGGGTTCATAAAATCCTTTAAGAAAAGACCTGATGAAAATAAGATAGAAATTTCTTTTACTGAACTCAAAAAAATATTTGATACTGAAGTTTTACTTGATTTTTCACAACCAGGTAATCTAAGTCATAATTTAGCGGATATATTTAAGCTAGTAATTGATCAAATCATTTCAGATGCAGATCCTTTTATTTCATCCATGACAATTCAATATTCATTACCGATGGAAGTTGTAGATACAAAAACTATAGCTAATTATTTTGGTGAGTATTTAGT